TAACAAAACTTAATTTGTTATGTTCAGAAGCATCACTTCCTGGTTCCAATTTGGCAACTTTGGAACTCAACAATGATTATACTGGAGTCACTGAAAGATATGCATATCGTAGAGTATACGATGACCGAATTGATTTGACGTTTTATGTTGATGCTGAAAATTATCTGCCAATTAGAGTTTTTGAAATATGGATGAAATACATTGCACAAGAAAGTATTAATTCTCCAGAGGATCAAAACAGAAATAAATTAAAACCATCGTCAAGGGATAAGATTTATTATTATGGATTTGCTTATCCAGATGATTATATTGCAGAGGGATTAAAAGTAATCAAATTTGAAAAAAGTACATATGGCAATATCAAAGGAAAAAAAGCAAGTTCCTTAACATATGAGTTCATTCGTTCTTTTCCGATCAGCGTTTCCTCAATGCCAGTGTCATATGACTCATCCTCATTATTAAAATGCACAGTGTCAATGTCTTACATAAGATATATCGTAAATGTTGGAGATCCTGGATTGGAAGAGAATCCTATTTCCCCAAACACTACCACAACACCACTATCTATAGAAGAGCAAGCACTAATTAATAGTGCTGGTCCTGGATTTACTGATGCAGAACTTGATAGAAGAGCAAGAGCTGCTCTGGGAATCGGTGAATATTCTCCCAATTTACAAAGAAATATTAATGGGCAAGCTCTTCCACCAGAAAACGCTCAATATAATATAAATGGAGATATTATTGATACTGGTAATAGATTGATTACAGTTAACGATTTCAAATAAAAAATGAGAGTCCGAAGACTCTCATTTATCTTTCCAATCAGTGGGTGGTGGTGGAATTAGTCCAAGGGTTGCTAGACCTGCAAATACATAACCAGCACCAAAGACTGAACAAACTATTATGCAGTATGCAAAAAATATTTTTTTTAGTATATTAATCATCTTTCTTCGAAGTTGCAATTGTTCCGAGAGCACCAGTAACTGCAATCAGATTTGCCAGTAAGAACCAGTTACCTTCTGCAGCAACATTCATACGGTGCCTAATTTCTTCGTGTCTGGCACCTGCTGACACTGCTTTCTCTAGAGCCTCCATATCACGGATTCCCCAAGAACCAAAATATGCGGATAGAACAACTCCATAAAGGAAAACCAAACCAAAAAAGAACTGACGCATAATGTTGTTTGTTTACCTTCATATTATACTGCATATAAACGGTATTTGGAAGATCAGTAGACACTTCTTCATCTGTCCATCCTCCATAAATAATCACACTGAACATCTATAGGACATCATGCCTTTACCAAAGATTGCTACACCAACATATGATCTTGAGTTGCCATCAACAGGAGAAACAATTCAATATAGACCATTTTTAGTTAAAGAAGAAAAACTTCTTGTAATTGCTTTGGAAAGTGAAGACACAAAGCAAATTACAACTGCTATTAAAACTGTCATTAAAAATTGCATTTTAACAAAAAATGTTAAAGTAGAGGCACTTCCTACTTTTGACATAGAATTTTTGTTCCTCAACATTCGTGGAAAATCTGTAGGAGAAGAACTTGAGGTGAATATTATTTGCCCTGATGATGGTGAAACTCAAGTTCCTGTGAAAATTAATCTTGATGATATCAAAGTCCAAAAGAGTGATGAACATACTAATAGAATCAAACTTGACGATTCTATTATGATGGAAATGAAATATCCATCACTAGATCAATTCATCAAAAATAATTTTGATTTTAATGATAAAAATGCAATGGATCAATCTTTTGAATTGATTGGTTCTTGCATTGATAAAATTTATACTGAAGATGAGGTTTGGGCTTCTTCCGATGTAACTAAAAAAGAAATTTCTGACTTTTTGGAATCTATGAATTCTTCTCAGTTTAAAGGTATTGAGAAGTTTTTTGAGACAATGCCTAAACTTTCTCATACAATCAAAGTTAAAAACCCGGTGACAGAAATTGAAAGTGAAGTTATTTTAGAAGGGTTAGCATCTTTTTTCGCGTAGCGATGGTCCACATGGACCTTGAGAATTATTTCCGATTAAATTTTTCGTTAATGCAGTACCATAAATATTCATTAACAGAAATTGAGAATTGGATGCCTTGGGAAAGGGACATCTATGTTGCTTTATTACAACAACATCTTGAAGAAGAAGAGTTAAAACAAAAACAACAGATGAGCAATGCCCAATTCTAATCAATCAGAAACTATTGATCCAAGGATACTAAGACTGATTGGTCTGGAGGATGTTTTTGACTTAGATTATGAAACTTATTTGACTCTTCTTAAAGAGGCAATGGTTATGAGTAGGATGGTTAAAAAAACAATTCCTACTGAAGAAATAATGTTACTTGATGAAGAATATAAAAGAGTAAAAACAAAAAAAGATAAAGGTAGATTTAAAGTTAAGACTAAAAAAATAACAGCAAAATCTTTTACGATAGGTGGAAAACAATTACCAGGTGGTAAATCAACAAAAGCATTACCTGGAACGGCAATTGGTAAATCATCAATTGCAAAAAGTTTAGATCAAAATATTGCTGCTATAACAAGTTCTGTTGTCTCTATTGCAGAAATGATGAGACAACAGGCAGGTTTAGCATCTGAGGAAGCAGCGTATGATAGACGAAGGTCTGAGCAGCAAAGGAGAGCAGTTTCGGAAAATAAACTTGAGAAGAGATTTGAGGGATTAAAAAAAGCAGCAGAAAAAATTATTGCTCCAGTAAAAGGTATTCTGGACAAAATATTTGGATTTTTAGTTAAGGTTTTCTTTGGAAGAGTTTTGTATAAACTGATAGAATGGTTTGGTGATCCAAAAAATGCAGGTAAAGTTAAATCCGTAATAAGATTTCTAGGAGACTGGTGGCCTGCTTTGCTTGGCGCATATATTATATTCGGAAATTCTTTTGGAAGATTTACTACAAAAATTATTTTTACGGTAGCAAGATTTGGAGTTCAACTTGCAACAAAAGCAATTCCTGGATTAATTGCTCTCGCAAGAAAAAATCCAGCAACTGCAGCACTTGCTTTAGGTACAACAACATACTTAACAAATCAAGCTCTTAATTCATCGGATAAACAACCAACACAACAATTGTCTGGTGGTGGTTATGTAAGACCAAGAAAATTTCGTGGTGGTGGTCTTGCAAGTCTAAGAAGATTTTTTGGTCTTGATGGTGGTGGGTATCCTGGATATGTAAGTGGTCAAAAGGGTGTAGATAAAATCCCTGCGATGTTAAGTGACGGTGAATTTGTGATGTCTCGTGGTGCAGTTCAGATGTATGGTGCAGATACATTATCTGCAATGAACGCTGCTGGTGGTGGAACAAATAGACCTAAGATTATGAGTGGAACTACTTATGCTGCAGGTGGTGGACTTATGGGTGGGATGCCTAACCCAGATCCTAATTATAAAGATCCTCTTTTGTCTGCAAGAGATAGATTGATGAGGGAATTGGAAAATTATGCTCGTACTCAAGCCTCTGCAGGTGGAAATAATAATCTTATCAAATCCTTAAATGATGTAGCACTTACCTTGAAAGGAAAAGGTGCAAGTTCTACTTCTGGTGGCGGATTTAGATTGCCAGGATTACCCTCTGGTGGAGGGTTTGTAGAGGCAGGAAACCAAGTATTAAGTTCTTTACAAAGTAATTTCAATACTGTTAGAGAAACTGCTAAGAATGTTTTAGGATCAGTTGATAAGTTGGGAACAAGTGAAGGATACAAGAGAATGTCTCAACAAAATGAAAAGAAAAGTCAAGAAGCTATTAGTAAATACGATTCTTGGGTCCAGAGTTTACCTAAAGGATTCTTAAGGGACACAATGAATAGGGGATTAATTCCTATTCCAACAGGTAATGAACTTGGTATGAGTGGTTTAACTTATGTCAAGGCAATGTTAGGACCTTTAGGTAGACCTTTTAGGATATTAAGTAATGAAAAAGTTGATAAAGCAAGACAAGAAATGATTGATAGAACTGCTGCTGCTAATGGATTAATGGTTGGTCCAGATGGAAAAATGTCCATGTCATGGAACAGAGTATCTGGAAGAGGTTCTGGTCAATATACAGATGAATTTGCTGCTCTCGGGGGAAGTAAAACATCTGGAAAGTTTTTTAATTCTACGTTCGGTAGATGGTCTGGACGACAACAAGGAAATAGAATGGTCACTGATGATGTATATAACTTTAATGAATCTGTAGGATATTACGCTGGTAAATCTAGAGATGCATTGATGAAGGGAAATGTTGGCGAAGGTCTATACAACATTGCTTCTATGGCAGGTAGATTTGCTCAAGATATTGGTTGGATGAATCAACGTGCTCTTGGTTCTGAGATTGATGTTGGCTCTGTAAAAAATATTGATTCTAGAACTGGAAAACCAAAGACACCCCAACAAATTGCTGCAGAGCAAGCAAGATTTGCAAAACCAAAACCAAAAACATTGCCAGTTAAACCACCTGCAAGAAGAACAAAGGCAGATTTAGTTGGCAGTAGGGCGCCCAGAGGAAGAGGATCTGGTAGAAATACCCGTGGAGGTTCTAAACCACCAAGATTTAATGCCTCAACTAGTGGTTTTAGAACAAAAACTGAAACTCTTGGGTTGATGAGGTAAAATAAATGGCAATAAATGCTCAAAAATTTTTACCTTCAGGAACTAGTGGTGGAGCACTTGCAAAAGTGTCAAAGACCATTAAAAAAAATTCTGTGGTTGTTTCTTTATCGGAAACATCAATTAAAAATGTAGGTATTATCCGAGTAAAAGTTATACAAATTGAAGATATAATGAGGGGGACTCTTGTCTCTAGAAAGAAAAATCTTGATGAAAAAAAGAGAAGAGATAGTGGATCTAGAAGGGAAAAGTTAGAATCAGATTTGGAAAAAAAATCTGATATAAAGAAAGATGATGCTAAAAAAACAGGTCTTCCAAAAATGGGATTTTTGGAGTGGATAAAAAATTTTATTGGTAAAACTATCTTAGGATATTTTGCTATTAGAATGATTGATCATCTTCCAAAGTTGATGTCATTTGTAAAAGTATTGGCGGGGGCGGCAGATTTTGTTATTAATGTTGGAGGAAAACTATTAAATGCACTTGTAACCTTTATTGATTGGGGATATAAAGCATATGATGCCACTCGTGGGTTTATGAAAAATTTGTTTGGTGAAAATCAAGCAAAACAATTTGACAAATTTGCTGGACTTTTAAATCAATTCTTAAATTTAGCAATCATTGTTGGAATGGCTACTGCTGCTGGTGGTGGGTTTGGTAAACCAGGAAAAGAACCTAAAGGTAAACCAAAAGTAACTCAAGGTAGAGGAGGTCAAAAACCAACAGGAAGACCAAGAATTACTGGCGGCACAGGTCCAAAGTGGTGGGAAAATATAACCTCAAAATTAAAAGGTGGTCCGTTTGCTAAACTGGCAGGTCCTCTTTCAAAATTTGCTGGTGCTGCAATACCTTTTGCTGGTGCTGCTATTGGTGCTCTGGATGCAAAAGCGAGGTTCTCAAGAGGTGAACAACTTGGTGGGTGGATGGCAAGCATTTCATCTGCACTTGATGCCTTTGCGGGATCTGTTGCTGCTGCTGGATTAATAGCTGGTGCTACAGGTATTGGCATACCAGTTTTTGCAGTTTTGGAAGCAATTGCTGGAGTATCTACTGCAATATCAATTGGTATTGATGCTGTTTTATTAGTCAGTGATATTATAAAAGCATTTGGTGGACCATCAGTTCCTGGAATGGCTGGTGGAGGAAGAGCACCTGTATCTCGTGGAGGAAGAGCACAAGGAGGTCCAAGGAGAACGATAGGTTCTGAAAAAGGAAAATATAAACGATCAATACCACAAAAACCAGGAAAAGTAGAAATAACTTCACCTGGAGCAGACATTGGTGGAAAGGATAAGTTATTTGGAATATTTCCAAACCCACTTGCAGCTGCACAAAAAGTTGTAGATGCAATAAATCCGTTTAAAACTGTTAAAGATGCTGGCGAAGAACTTGGAAAGACTGATTATTTTGGTCCTATTTTAGCAATCTCTGCAAAAATAACTGCGGGACAAAAACCATCTCAACAAGATTATCAAAATGTTGGGCGTGGTCTTAACCTATTAATTACAAAAGGAATACAAGACAAACAATTAAAGGGTGGTATTGTTGCTGCTTTTGCTGAAGGTGGTCTTGTAGATCCAGATGTTTTATCTGCTGCTGAAACAGGTGGAGATATTACCAACTGGGTCGCAAAAACATTCCAAGGTGAAATAGAAAGTAATGCTGAAAGAACTTTGAGAATGATACGTGAGAATGCAGAAAAGAAAAAATATGAAGAAGGTACTAAAGAAGGTGAAGGTGAAAATGTTGGTGGTACAGCAGGACAATTTTCTCCAACAGGTCTTCAGGGTGATATTTACAAATATCTTCTCTCAAAAGGAATGAGTGATAATCATGCACTTGGTATTATGGCAAATATTCACAGGGAAAGTGGATTTAGACCAGGTGTTTCAGAATCTGGTGGACCTGGAGTTGGTTTATTTCAGTACTCTAGTGGTGGTAGAAAGTCCGCATTTTTAAAAGCAGTTCCTGATTATGCAACAAACTGGAAGGGGCAAATTGACTTTGCAATAAAAGAAGATGTTGCTCCTCAGTATTTTAAACAAAATTTTTCATCTGCACAAGATGCTGCTGATTGGTGGATGAGAAAATGGGAAAGACCTGCAGAATACATTCAAAATGATAAAGGTCCAAAGATTCACGCACAGTATCTTGCTGGATTACAAAAATATAAAACACAAAAAGGGTATGAAATACCAACAAGTGGTTCCATGCAATTGGGATCTGGATATGGTTCTGCTGGAAGTAAAATTGCAGGAGAACTTGGAAGATTTATGAAGAAAAAGGGAGTTGTGACTGGAAGCATTCATAGACATCCAGAGCATCCTCCTTATAGTTTAACCTCAGGGCACAGTAGAGGTTCACTTCACTATCAAGGAAGAGCAATTGATTTGGGTGGATACGCAAATGAACAGGGTCCAATCCTTGCAGCAGTTGCAGAATTTAATAGACTTAAGGGAGTAAAACCTGTCCAACTTTTACACGCTGGAAATGAACCATCTGGGCACAGTGATCATGTTCATGTTGCGTATGAAAAAGGTGGAGAAACTTTAGGATATCCCCACTTTGCTATGCTTGGCGAAAAAGGAACTGAAATTGTCATTGATGCTGATAGTGCTGGTCCTGCAAAAAATATGTTGCTTGCTATCAATCAAGCAAAGGACTATCGTGGTGTCATGCAGGCGATACAGCAATATGCTCCTTATGATGCACTTGCACCACAAACAATTGTTGTTTCTGCATTACCTACGCAAGAATCAATGGAAGATTATGGCGATGCTGATGGTAATTTTGTAAGTATGTCTTCTTCGGGAGAAACTTCAAACCCAATGGATATTTTGTACAAGGGTGGTTAAATATAAGAAGGAGACATAAAATATGGCACAGGCAAACGTATCAAGGAACGCTAGATCTTCCTTTATAACTAAGGCAGAAATTAAATCAAATAAAGATCCAAGCAAAGTTGTAAGTTTGCTAGGCGGAACTCAAGCACCTGGACCAAGACTTGCCAGGTTAATGTATTATGAGAGTATTCTCCAAGATACAGTAAAAGCAGAAGTAATTTTTGATGATACTGGTGGTGCTATTGATAATAAATCAACGATTGAGGGACTTCCTTTAGTTGGGACTGAGGAAGTTAATTTGGCATTTACCGATAATAATGATAATACAATAAAAACAAAACTATATGTCAATAAAGTGACACCAGCTTATGAGGATACTAGAAAATCTAGAGTTATGATTAGTTTAGTTTCTGAAGAATTTTTAAAAAATGAACAAGTCAGACTAAATGTTCGTTTTGATGGAAAAATATCTGATCATGTTAAGAGAATCTTGACAGATAAGAAGTTTTTAAGTACAAAAAAGAAATTAGATATTGAGGAAACGAGCAATAATTATAATTTTATTGGCAATAATCGTAAACCATATTATGCACTAAATTGGTTATCAAAAGCATCGGTTCCAGGAAAAGATGGAAAAAAGGGTGATAGCGCAGGATTCTTTTTCTTTGAAACTTCTGATGGATTTAAATTTAAATCAATTGATGGATTGTTTGCACAAGAGAAAAAAAAGTCATTAATATATAATGAATCCACGGATAAAGATGGAAAAGTTCCTGCAGGATATGATGGTAAAGTTTTGGAACAACAATCAGATAATGCCGTAAATGCTCAAGAAAAGTTTCAAATGGGTGCTTATGGAACTCGTTTAGTTTGTTTTGATCCATTTAATTGTTATTATGAAGTGATTAAACAAACAGCGGATGAATCTAAGAAAGGAACGAATCTTGCCGCTAAAGATCTTCCAAAATTTAATGATAAATTTAAAAGTGATTTTACTCGCACAACTTACATGTTGATTGATAGAGGAACTCTTCCTTCTGGGAGCACTCAACAACAAATTGACAAATCAACCGAACAAAATTTTGAGGCACAAAAAGTTTTAAATCAGGCAATTCGTCGTTATAATCAAATGTTTGCTGGAATGCAGACAATTACTATTGCTGGAGACTTTAGTTTACATGCTGGAGATGTCATCTTTTTAGATACTCCTGGTCTTAGACCAGAAAAATCTAATGAAGTAAACAAAGAGTATGGAGGTCTATATATTATAGCTGATTTATGTCACTATATTTCTCAAACTCAAACGTTTACTAAATTAAACTTGGTTAGAGATTCTTTTGGAAGAAAAGGTAATCACACAAGTAAGACTCCATTATGACAACAAAAAGCATTCAACAACATATTAATGATGATAGAGATAAATTGGATGATTCAACCTTATCTCCGCAAATGCGTCGTCATGTTGAGGATGAATTAGATCATCTTGAAAAATATCAAGCAAATCATCCTGATGATGATCATGATCCAACGGCATTTGAGATGTACTGTGATGAACATCCAGATGCATCAGAGTGTAGGATTTACGAGGATTGATCTAAATGGAAGGTGGTGCTCTTTTTAATCCAGGATTTTTGGGTGGTAATTTTTTATGGTGGGTTGGTCAAATAGCGGATGATAAAGAATGGAGAGATAACGTCAATCAAGAAAAAATTAAAAGTACAAAAGATATCAAAGGTTGGGGATATCGATATAAAGTCAGAATCATTGGATTACATGATCAAGAGGAGCAAACATTAAAATCCGATCAATTACCTTGGGCACAGGTTATGTATCCCATCACCGCTGGCGGTGGTCAAGCAGGATCTTGGCAAACTCCAGCAATTCGTCAAGGAAAT